ACAAACAACACTGTGGTGCTTGCCCGCTCCACTCCCTGGCTGTCCCTGACCATCCGAATTCTCTCGTCTATCCGGCATGGGACGTCAAACACAGGGGGACCGTACTGGCTCTCCCCGTAGGCATTGGGGCCGGTGTAAGGCTCGATGCTGATGGTCATCGTGCACCAATCCAAGAACCGTTGGGCGAATGTTCCCGCCATCAGAACGTCTGCTCCTCGTCCTTTGCCGGTCGGTCGAACCGATCGCAGCGCACCCGCGGCGACCCGCCGAACCCGTCGAACTGCCTGAAGCTGAACTTCTGGCTAATGGTCTCGTAACTCGGCACCTGATGGGCGGACCCCAGCTTGCGGTACGCCTTGGCCTGCTCCGCGTAGAACTGCGTCGAACCTGTCCCGTAACTCTCTGACAGACCCCCGATAGACTTGCTGGTAAGGCCCGCCGACGACGCCTTGGTGGTCTGCTGATCGCTCAGGACCGCCGCCGCCATGTAGTAGTTGGCCTGGGTCTGGAGCAGGAACACGATCTCCTCGTCAGAGAACTGTTCCGGTGATACGGTGTCGCCGATAAGGAACCGAACGGCGTCCTTGGGTGTGGTCGATGGGTTGCCGCTGTAGCTCATGCCACCGTTATCCTTGGGGCAAAACCGGTAAATAGAAGTGTCGCCCCCTTGACCAACTCGCTCGGGGTCAATGACTTCAAGGCGTGACGCTCCGGAGCCTCTAGCGCCCTAAGCGCCCGTAGGTGGAGTGTCGCGTTTGACCTTGCGTAGCTGAATACGGCGTGTGTGGAGTCGTTTGCGGTGATGGCCCCGGCGCCAAGGCGTCTCAGGAGCCGTCGGTAGTCGAGCAGGTTAGTGGTCGATATGTTGACCGTGCCACCAGCCCAGCTGACCGTAGTCTGTCCTCCGGTGCCGTTTGTTCTCATCGCTCATCACGGAACCGTCGGGACGATAGTGTACCACACCCGGTACTGGAAGCTGCCGGTTCCCGTCGTGGGGTCGGCAACCAAAACATGAAGCACCAGTGGCGAGTTGGCCACCGGCGTGAACGAGTTGGCTCCGGATGCCGCGGCGTGGTGCCGTCCCACCCGGGTCTGGACCGTGGTCTGGTCGGCGAACCCCGAGGTGGCGATCTGCCCGACCTCGAGTCCCGATGCGTCGGTGTACCTGACCACGATGTTGTTGGCGGCGTTGTAGGCGGTCCCGGCCTGCTTGTAGAGCACGATCCTGTCGAACACGTTGGCCCAGCCAGCCCCAGGCGCGGGGACGATAGTTTGGGGAGTAGTGAACAACGCCTTGTACTGCGTGGCGGTGATGCTCCCCCTACGGGAGCCTGAGATCATTCGCCCGGATAGTGGCCGTCTTATCTTCTCGAAGCCCATCGTGGTGTCTCCTTATCCCTTCTGACTGGCTGCGGTCTTTGTCCAGTCGATGCTCTCGGCAAGCTGTCGGTCCTGCCTGTTGAACTCTGTGTCCTGGGGGTCGGGGACGTGGAACTCGTTGTTGTTCACCCAGTAGCCGTCGTCCTTGCGGGTAAGCCCCGGCTGCCCGGCCTCTGCCTTCAGTATCTCCATCTGGTCGTCGGTCAAGTCCTCGCGGTTCTTGATCGAGTAGCGTGGTGCAGTATGGCGGCGCTTGCCGTGGTTGTCCCGGTAGGAGTCGTCGATGAACTTGACCCCGCACTTCCCGCACTCAGACGCCTTGGCGCCCTTCCAGCTGCTCAGCTGGTAGTACTTGACCAGCTTGTCGAAGCGGTCCTTGGGCACGGTGAACGTGAACTTATCAGCTGGGACCAGCGCCCCGACATCTCCCGGGATACCGCACAAATTAGCGTCACCCACCATGGCCCGACCGATAACGAAGTATTTGGCGTCGGTCGACTCCTTAGGGGTGTCTGTGTTCTTCTTGGGTGATGGCATAATCGAGTTACCCGGCCTATTTTGTTTAGCCACCTGCGGGCCGGGGCGCCGTGGGACCTCAGTGTACTAGGCCACTGCCGTTGCTAGGAACGTCCCCGACTGCGCGGCAGTCTGCTTCTGATCAAAATAGCTGTTCATCTCTATGATGTCGAACTCGGCCTCCTCGTCCCTCATCCGCTTGATGTACTGGAGCGCGTTGGCGACCCGGTTCCACACGAAAGTGTAGCCGGATGCCGGCTGCATGAGCGACGGCGCCGGTGGGACGTAGGCCAGTAGCACGCCCTTGCCGAAGATGCGGACGTAGGTGGCGCTGGCTTCTGCCACACCTGGAGCACTCGATACTCGGATAGTTCTGCCGATAAGGATGCGCGGTATCTCGACCAGCGACCCGAAGAGGTCGACGCTCATCACGCCCCTTTGGGTGTACTTGATGGTGTCAATTAGGTCGGGATGCCACTTGAGCTGCACCCACACCTGCTTGCCCATCACCAGGGTGTTAGGCTCCCGCCCGATCAGGGCCTCCATGTCGTCGCGGAACCCCTCGATGTCCTGTAACGGGGTAGACGCCGCGTAGTCGTTCCACTGGCTGAAGTCGGTCCCGCCCGTCTTGTCGGTCCACCCCTTGGAGGCGGCGAAGAAATCGGTGGCAAAAGCCACCTCCCTCCTCAAGTACCCCTTCTCCGTGACGTAGTTGACCGCGTCCCTGTCCAGGTTGAACGCGCCCGTTACCGAGGCGGTGTCTCGCACCTCGTCGGGGAGTTCAAAGCCGAAGCTGAACCGAGGTGTGTAGTACAGGTCGGTCAGGTCAACCTTGAATCCCCCGCGGATGCTGCGAGTTCCGGGCGCTCGGAGCTCGGCCTGATCGCGGAACCAATGGGACTTGTCGTACTTGGGAACGATCCCTGACTGCTGCGCCACAGGCACCAGAGGGAAGACCTGATCTGCGATGTAGGTCTGGTTGGTGTAGGCTATGCTGATGTTGGTCAATATCTGGTTATAGTTGACCTCAGCGGATGATGGGCTTGGCATGTGACGCCTCCTCCGATTAGAGAATTAAAAATTCGTTGTTTACAGGCTTAGTTGGCCCGGGCCGGTGAACATGACTTCGATCTGAACACCGTCAGCGGTAGCCGCCTCCAGGGCGACCCCGATGGCGTTGTGCTTGTCGGTTGCCGACTGTACCCCGACGCCGTTGGCCCCCGACTCGATGTAGTCCCCGGCCGCGATGTTGGGGGATGCCGCGTTGACCGTCAGCATACCGATGCCGATGATCATGACGGCTGCCGGACGACCGGCGGCGGTGCAGTCCTTGGCGTTCTGCAACAGGCCGATGGCCTTCTCGTTGGCCCCGCAGACGTTGACCTGCTTGGCGGCCGATATCTTAACCAGACGGTTGGAGAACGTCGACAGGTCGGCGGCAACGTCGAAAGAGTGAGTCCATATGGTGAGTTCGCCCGGCATAAGTGCCTCCTAGTGGGTAGTCGTTAAGTTTTAAGTTACTGGACCTTCACGCTCTGTGTGCCGCGCCGTCTCCAGGCCACATGCCAGTCGGGGTGTTCGTTGAACACCTTGGTGATCGCGTCGGGCATAGACAGCTCCTTGCCCTGGTTCTTGGCCATCACCATGTAGTCGGTGGCTAAAGCGTTGACCCTGTCCTCGATGTTGGTGGCGTCCCCGGTGTGGAGCACCTTGGTACCGTCCTTGCGGACCCCGATCTCCCCGAAGAACGCCCCCTTCTCGATCAGCCCGTCGGCGATGCCGAGGATGCGGTAGACCTCGTCGGCGTTCTCCCGGCTGGTCTCGGCTATCTCCTTCATCACCTTGCCGAAGTGCTTGGGGGTGATCTGTAAATATTTGAACTGCTCGCACTTGGCGACGTGGTGGTCGGTCTCCCGCTCGTCCTTCTCGCCCTTGGCCTTGGCGGCGTACTCGTCGCGCTCCTTCTGGATGGCCTCGAAGCGATTGCGGATGGCCGGCGGGACGCCCTTCCAGATCGATTCATCGTCGGTGTTCGGGGGCGGCGCGGCCTTCAGGGTCTCGACGTCCTTGGTGAGGGAGTCGATCTTCTTCTGCTGTTCCAGCATCTCCTCCTGTTGCTTAACGGCGGCCTCCTGGAGGTCCTTGTCCTCGATCTTGGCTATCTGTTCCTTTGTGAGCATGTGCGCCCCCTTTGACATTTTTGCTTTGGCCGCGTTGGCAGCCTCTACCGAGTCGTACTCCCCGAGCTTCTTGTCGCCGTCGTACAGGCAGTATTTGTTGCCCTCTTTGCTGACCGACAGCTTCTCGATCTTCTCCTGCTTGATGATGAGGAACTTGCGTTTGTTGGCGGGACGGTCGACCCCGGCGATGTGCTCGATGGACAGGTTGAACAGCCGGATGCTCACGCGGCCTCCCTACTGGCCTTGCCGCCCATAGAGTAGCCGGTCCACTTCGCGTCGCTGATCTTCTTGAACGACTCCTCGTCCCACACGATACCGGCGAGCCACGACCCCTTCTTCACCTTCTGGCCGTCTATCTCCATGTCTACTGGAGCGATAAACGACTCGACCACCTCGGCGTCCTCGAGGTCGGTCAGGTGCATCGCGTTTACCCCACGCTTGTCTATCTGCTCCAGTAGCTCGTCGGTCACTTCCAGCTTGATCTGATCACCGGAACGAACCGCCTCGTCAATCTTGGCAAGGAGATCCAGAGCCGTCTTGGCAGCCTGTCCTCGTCCCTGGAGAGATCGCATAAAGTCCCAGGCGGCCACCTCAATATCCTCGGCCTTGGCAAACTCGTTATCGGTATCCAGGGTGTCCGGCTCGTAGACTACCCCCAAGGTGTAGCGCCTCTTAGCATCCTTCTGCAGGATCATCTTCTGACCGACTATCTCGGCTATCTTTTCGCAAACCTCACAGGGTTTGTCGTCCTTGGATGACTTTTCAAGCTTGTTGGCCTCCGACCCTAGCGACGAGTAACAAATCGCATGAGCGCTGCCCTCGTCGTGGCCCTGGTCCAGCAGGTGCTGGATGCAGCGCTTCATCTTGTCGGTGTGATAGGTGTGTGTCTCTGATCCTGCAGGCATAAAAAAAAGGGACGGTCGAGGGTTTTATCCCTTCGCCATCCCTTTTGTCCCATTTCGGGTTGGATGCCCCGAATGAATTCTGTGCTAGCCGCGTTTACTACGCCACTGTAACAGCGCTGTCAAGGAGAATTTAAAAATAGTTCTTGTGGATAACTTTTTTCATGCTTACACTGGCAGCTAGGCGCTCGGAGCGGGGACAGCCGCCGGAACTACGCCGGGTACGTGGCTGCCCCGCTTCTTCCTGTTCACCCTCTCGCCCTTCTCATCGGCTTAATTAAAAAAACTGAGTTTGGTTGACCTTGGCCTTCGTTCACCCATATCGCCTTAAATCCTTTTGCCTTGGCCGCACGAATAGCATTGTCTATATCCGACTCATTTGTGCCGAATGCTTTTGGCAGCACTGGAGCACGATAAATTTCTGAGGTCTTCAACTTTATCGTTTGGACTTCAGACTCAAGACCAGATTGGGTGAATTGACGCGCCCATTCAGCATCAGTTGTAAAATAGTGACCCTTCCCTCCTGATGCCCAACCTCGATATAAAGTCACCTCTCCGTGAGTGTCACCACCAAGGCTACAAGTAGGGTCTATTCCACCACCCTCGCCAGTAGGGCAAAATACTTTGAATAACTCGGCTGGCGTACTGATGGCTCGTATCACCCTCTTGCCCTCGGCCCGTTGACATAGACTTCCTGGACATAGCTGGCGCGTCGTATCATGCGCTCCTTCTCCTCACACTGGAACGTGGAGCTTATGGCGTTGCGGTTAAGGAATATCTTGACCTGGAACCAGTTGTAGCGCCCCTGGGCTATCTCGTTGGCGTGGGCGTCTATCTCCTCGAGCAAGCCCTTCTTGATGGTGTCCAGGTCCATGTTCATAGGGCCAACGCCAGACCACAACGGCAAGACGGGTGGGTCTCCGGAGGCTTCTTCACCCTACGTCCGTCCCCGGTGATGAACACTCCGTTGAGTGGGGCGGTCTGTCCGTCCATGGGCTTGCAAATCTGCTTGCATGCGCCTGGAGTTGCCATCCACTGCTGCTCGACGTCACCAGGCAGCAGTCCCTGATCCACAGCTGAATTCCAAGCGGCCTGCTGTCCTGCGTTTGTAGCTCGTAGTGACTCGGACCTTGCGATAGTAAGCGCACGTTGCCTGAGAAGTCTATCCGCATACCTCTGCACCCTCTCGTCCACGTTGGTGGCCCCGTCGGCTATTAGCTGGCTCTCATAGTTGAGTGCCCAGTTGGTCTGCTGCTCGGTGAGACCGATCATGCTTTGAATTTTCCGCGCCGACTCCCGGGGTGAGTATCCCTGCTCCACGGCGTCCCCGATCACGTTCTGTATCCCCTCCATCGTGGACTGTGTGATGTCGCGTATCATCCGGCCCACCTCCGTCCTGGCGTACTGGACGGCATGTGGGTTCACTACGTCGAAAGACGCTAATGTCGTGCCTGTGATGGTTTGTAAGTCGTTTGTAGCACGTTGGCCGGATGCTTCAACGATGTCGGCCAGGGTATCTCGCATCTGTCGGAATTCCAGGCCTCCAGTGGCCTCTCGTATCGCGGCGGCAGGGTCGGTGGTCGCCATCGCCGACTCCAAAACGGACAATGTGGAATCGTTGCGGGCCGACCTGACGGCCGCCAGGAACGCGTCGCGTAGGGCCGGCTCCATCCTTCGCGCCATCGCCTCCAGGGCGCGGAGGGTCCTGCGGTTCACAGCCTTGGAGATATGAACCGCAGGCAAGATAGCGGCGAACTTGGTGAGGTATGTGGAAAATATCACTTACGCTGGATTGCCGTGTCCGCTGCCGATGTTGACGTGGTGCGGGTGCATCATCAGCTCCATGTACTCGGAGTCGGTGAGGGAGCCGTCCTGGTGGCGCGTCTCGAGGTTGGCCACCTGCTTCTGGATGCGCTCATTGTCGTCGGCCTCTCTCTGCTCGGCCTGCAGCTTGGCGATCTCCTCCTGGAGGTGCTTGTCCTTGGACAGGGCCTTACTCCGCTTGTCGACCTCCTTGGCGTGCTCCCTGACCTTGGCCATCGCCTTGTTCTCCAGCTGGACCTTCAGCTCGGACGGCGGGGTGACCTCGGACAGCTTTCTCTCCCGCGTCTGGCCGGGGGCGTTCTGCTGGTTCCACTCCTCCATCTTGGCATCCCACTCAGAGCTACCCTCGGCTAGTCCCTGGTCTCTCAAGGACTGCTTGTAGGTCTCCCGCTCCGCGTTACGGGCGTGGGCCTCCTCGGACTGTTCCTGTTCTTGTTCGTTATTTGCCATAAATGCCTCCTGTTAGGGGTTTGATGGTTTCTATCTTAGCACGCCGATAAGCATCAGAATCAGTAGCACGACGACGACCACTCCGATGGCGCTGGACGGGCCGTAGCCCCAGGCTGTCGAGTAGGGCCATGCCGGTAGGCCACCCACCAGTAACAAGACCAAGATGACAATCAGAATGATGTACATAGCGGCCTCCTAACTTTAATATTTTGTCCATCACGGTATCACCGAGGCAAGCGACCAGAAGAACAAACCGAGGGCGATCCAGTTGACCTTGCTCAGTTGCGGCGCCCCGATGGTCGCCACGGCAAAACAGACAACGGCAAGTATGGTCAGGATCAGTCCTATCCCCAAGGGTCTGACTTCGATAGTCCTCATGGATGGCCTCCGTTCTTCTGCGCCTTCATCGTCTCGCGCAACTCGTTGAGCTTCTTCCACGCCTCGCGTTTAGTCATCACCTGACCGTCCTGACCGTTTGGTTGCGGTGCTGGCGGCGTCTCTCCCGGCATAGGCTTGTCGAGTCCACCGGCGTCGATGTAGTCCTGCTCTGCCTGTTCCTGTTCCTCACCCATAGGGGGCAGGTCGGCCACGGTCCGTAAGTGGCGCTCTAACTCGAGGTCGGGGAACGAGATCGCCCCCGCGGTGGTTAGTGCGGTGATGTAGGCTGCCAGTTCCTGGAGGTTCTGGGTCTCGATGTCGCCGTGTTCCAGGTGTGGCGGGTCCTCGAAGTCCATCCCGTTTGCCTCTAGCAGGG